ATTGGAAATGATAATTCCGGCAATGTCAAACACAACACCGAATCCAACGGTTTCCATATCCTTCCCGGCAAAATCCTGTGCATTGAAGCATCTGCGGAACTCCTTCACCCCAATTGCAGTGATGATTTTGCAGATTGCACCCATATCGGATGCAACTAATGGTCTTAAATCATATTTTTTCGCTGTTTCTTCAACGTTTTCCATAATTTCAACTTCACTCATTGTTCAATCTCCTTTTCAATTACACTGTTGGTGTCGGATATAAAATTCTCCATGGCAATGTGTCTGCTTCCGGTGTAACATCAGCCACACATTCAAAGGTGCCAGTGAACACACCAGCTTCTTTGTTCTTTCCTTCTGTGGAAAATCCGGAAGTACAGATTGCCCAATCAAAGATAATGATGATAGGCTTACCATCAATCTTTTTGCCGATGTAGGCAAGGTTTTCGATGTAATCACCCTCTTCGATTCTTGGTTTGGATGTAATTTCTGTATATCCTTCATAATCTGTGGACACCGCAACTTCACCAACGGTTGCCATCTTTAAAAGTTCCGGTGTCATTTCAACAAAGTTCACTTCCATGGTTGCTGTTTCTCCGGTCTTTGGATTTAAGCCCTTGACCTTAACCAGCGCACCATCAACTTCAATCTGTGTAAACTCCGGCACAATGGAAACCTTGGAACCACCGGATGTTGCACCGATTAAAGATTCTTCGAAGTTCCACTTGCCATCAGTCAGTGCCAATCCTTTGTGGATTGTACCTGCACCCAGCATGATGTTTTCCGGTGTCTTGGCAGTGATACCGCTGGACTTTAATTCTTCATACATAGTCACTTCACACTCCATTCTTTAATAGTTAATTTGACTTCTATCCGCTTCAGCTCGGCATTCCCTGTCGGAACAACTAAACTGTGAGAATAAAAAACGGCTACTGCTGAACCATTGTCAGCAATAACCGTGTGACCGCCCACTTTCCCGAAGTAGGCAGCAATCTTTTCTTTTGCATCTTCTAATTCAAACCATGCTTCCCTTCCCCTGGCAAAGCCAGTCAGAAGGAATGATGTTTCCTGCATTCCATCCTCATTCAGTGTTGGTACTTCGGAATATTCCCCGGTAAAGTAAGGATATACCGGGCTTCCGTTCCATTCCGGGAAGTCATAATTCAAGCCAAGGGAACGCATGGCATCTGATATGATTTTCAATGCTGCTTTGCTCATTTCAACCTCGCTTTCAGGACTTCTTCTGCCTTTTGGATCAGCGCATTCTTCAATGAATCAAAAGCCCTTTTGAATGCTCTTTTTGGTGCTTTACCATAGGTGTGATGCCATTCATCCTTTTCATCCTGGTAATACCAGCCACCTTTTCGACCATCACCATTCAAGCTGAACTCACCTGTTCCAAATTCCTCCCAAATAGCATTTTCCAGTGGCGAACCGATAACGCATTCACCCTTTGATTCGTCCACTTTATACCGCCAGGAACGTTTCAAATCACCTTTGCCGACTTTGGTATTATCTGCAACCTGTGATGTCAAACTTTCACCTGCGTCATACAGATACGCACGAACAGCATCATCAAGGGCTGCTTTCACGGCTGCACTGTTATTTGTGAACTGTACCGACATATCACTGCCCCCCTGTGAACTTCAGATATATTTCCCACTGCTTATTCAGGAACATCGGATTGTCCATCAACATGATGTCATAGGGTTGCCCCTGCGCCACAATGCGGATGTTTTCTGTGGTTACCCTAACAGGAACACCTTCGATTTCTACAACGGCAGGAATCGGCACATAATCGCAAATAAAGATATGTGTGGATTCTTGGATTTTTGCATTGAAAGTGCTTCGGCTGGTTGTTTCTCCGGATAAATCAAGAAAACCTGTCAATCCAGGTTCCTTGCTTCCGGGCATATACACCGGAACATCATGCCACACCGGAGCCCTTGATCCGATTTCATTTGTGGTGTGTCCGGCTTGCATCTGAAGCTGGACTGTAATATTTCCACCCATCATTGCTACTCACCTACAATGTTAATCCCATACTGCACTGCACATTCATGTTCAATCCTGCAACCTCTGAAATTTTCCCAGCCTTCCGCAAAATATGCAGCATCTGCACTTGAAAGCAATTCAAGGGATTTACCAAGGAACCACAAAGGTTTTGCATCGTGTGGTGCATTTTCAAAGAAACTATCAATGACTTCTACCTCTCCGAATCTGTCGGAAACTCTCTTGATGATTTCTTCCCTTTCTGCCTTGATTTCTTCGTTTGTTTTGCCCCTCATAGGCTGACTAATAAATAACTTCATATTTTACCCCTTTCTTTCAGAATCTTGCCCTGTGGTACGGCTTCAGGAAGCCCAGCAAGAACTTCGGAAATCCCATGGTGGAATTATCCCCTGTCATATCGAAATAGGTCACAGAATGCCGGGATATCGTTTCAGACTGTATGCCCACCTTATCCGGGTTTTCTAAAGCCCACTTCAACAACTTAACCACACCCATTTTGACATCTGCCGGATATTTGCCTTCCGGTGTCAACACACGTTTAAAATTGTTGTTGGTGTAGCCCTGAATGGATATTTCCAGTGCCTGAAGCATATCTTCAAGCACTGAATCTTCCTCATTGGTTGTGATATATTTCCTTACTTCTTCAACTGAAATAATCATACAATCACCGCCTATTCAGCACCCATGATTGCTTCAATGATGGCATCCTTGGTTCTCGCACCATTTAAGGCAATGTCATGTTCCTTGGCATAATCCTTCAATTCTGCAAGTGTCATTTCCTCCAGGTCCTTTTCCTGCTGTTCCGGTTCATCCGGTGTGACAGATTCATCATCTGCACTTCCTTCCGGTTCATCCGGTGTGACAGATTCATCATCTGCACTTCCTTCCGGTTCATCCGGTGTGATTTCTGCTTCACCTATGCTGTCAAGGTGTCCTGCACACTTTGCTTTGATGGATATTTCCGAATAAGTTACAGAAGGCACAGAAGTCAATTCGACCTCTGCGCCCACTGTGAATCCTTTTTCATCCCATCTCACTGCATACGTTTTCCCATCAGCATATAAATAAGGCAGACCATTAACAATCACAAATTTGTTCATGGTTCAGCACTCCTTTCTTTTAGCCGTTGGACTTGATGATGCCCATCTTAACATTCTTAGGATTGAACTTTAATGCCCAATTAGCGGAAGCACCAAGTTCAGCCTGTGTTGGGGATTCCTTTGCAATGTTGTCAACTGCAAGGGAAAGACCATTCGGATGAAGCACCTTGCCCTGCTTAGTATAGAACTTATCAATACCAGCAGAAGTTTCCGGATCATAATTTGTTGTGTACTGCTTCTCATAGTTCTTCTTTTCAGCAGAAAGAAAAGCACCTTCACCGAATAAATAAGTCTTGAACACCGGGAAGCCGGAAACGGTTGTGTCTACTGTGTAATAGTCTGTTACCAACGGAATCTTGCCGTTGATTGTCGGAAGTTCAATGTCCTGTCTAAGCACATTTCCGATAGTGTACTTGCCATACTCAACAAGACCTAACTTCTTATAACGTGCAAAAATCTTGGAATGCATAATTGCAAGACCAAGACCGCCAGCCATATCACCAAGTGCTGCCTGTTCTGCATCAATCATTGTGGTTTCATCAATCAGGTTTGCATCCGCAACTGTACCGGAAGTGATGGATAAATCGGTCACATGGTCAGATAATGCAGCAACACCAAGGATGGCATTCGCAATGTTCATCAACTCCACTTCCCAAACCTGTGTATAATAATTTGCAATCTTGTTCTTGATAAGTCCTAATGGATCAGCACCAGTCAGTTCCTTTGTGAAATCCTTTGCCTTGAATGCCTTCATTCTCTGAATAAGCATACAAGTCTGCTTGTCACCGGAAATCTCCACTGGTACGTTGTCGGTTTCACCGTCATTGTTTAATGCAGCCATATTGGAATCATGCACATTCAGTGGCTTATAAATTGGAATGGTTGCCACGTTACCCTTGGGACCAATCAGGTCCATGATAGTTGCATCCTGATGAACAATGCCGGATGCTGCGATTTCATTTCTCCAAAAATCCTGCTCCTGCATCATATCCGCAAAAACTTCTTCGTCAAATACAAAACCGCCAAAATTTCCTGTTCTAGCCATATCTTTTTACCTCTTTTCTTTAATTTTTTGCTAACTGCTTATACAACTGCTCATTTTCCTGCTTCAGCTTCAATCTGTCATTGTAGCCCATTTGCAAGAACTGTTCCTTCGTCACAGACATTGGACCGTGGTCATTGCCCGGAAGTCTGTTGTCACCCGGCTTCCAGTTGTTGTTGCTGGATTCAAACGAAGTCGGATTTGTTGTTTTCAGGCTCGAAACAATATCTTCGCCACCCTTGATGCGTTTATTATCATCAAGTTCCAAGGTCTTGCCTTCTTCCTTCAGCTTCTTTTCGTACTTGAACATCAGGAACTCCCTTGCTTCCTTGTCCTTGACACCGGAATCCATCAAAAGGACTTCAAAGGCATAACGCACTTCTGAATCATGCAACTGCTTCTGAAGGTCTGCCACCTGGGTTTCATACCCGGTGATTTTACCCTGCAATTCTTCATTGCCTTTGGTTCCCTTCTTCAGTTCAGCAATCAGGTCATTTGCACTTGTCAGTTCGGTTTCCTTGCCTTTCAGTGCTGTTTCCAAGGCTTCATATTTGCCTTTGCCGACATACTCACCGGAACCAAGGTTCCCGATTTTAATTTGTTTGTCCTTGTTGGCTTCGTTTCCGTTGTGTTCATTGATCTTCGCTTCAATCTGTGCGAAAAGTTCTTCGCCTAATAACTCTTTTAAAAATTCCATATCATATCCCTTTCTTTCGCCTGCTGTTTTATCCGGTGCCATCCGGAAGGCAAAGCCCAGTTTTAATGACTTATGACAGGTCAAATTGTGGGCAGTTTAAGCCGTACCCAGGGCAATAAAAAAACACCCTCTCGGATGCCTTATTTCAAATATTTCTTTGAACAAAATCCAGTATATTTGCCATACTGAACCAGCAGCCACCGTGTGCTGCCGTATACAGTGTAATATCCAAAGCAACGGACCTTTTTAC